ATGAAAAAGATTGAAATAGTACAAAAAATCACAAAAAAACTAAAAGTGGACAGCGACCTTGTAATGAGCCTGATTTCAGGCGTTCCTATTGATATTGCGGACGTAAATCAGCTTAAAATAGCAATGGAATTGCAGAAGTATGATATAGTCTGCAATACAGGTAGTAAGAAAAAGAAAAGTAGTAAAGGTTCAGTAACTAAAGAGGAATACATAGATAATCTTGATGTTGATAATAAAATGTTTGCATATCGTATCAAATCGCGAATGAAGAAGCCCGAATCAATTGACGGCTTCATAGTTGGTAAAAAATCAACCGATGGAAATGGTAATTCAATTACAAAGTTTTATCTTATAACCGAAAGTGAACTTTAATAACAATAAAACAGCAAGTTTTAGTGAAATGGTATAATCTATTGAAATGTAATGAGTCGATAATAAGTTTATAGTTGTATATCACATATAAATTCACGTACAAGAGCGATATTATACTCTCTTTACTGTTTTTTTTTGTTTTTAATACCATTATAGCATTAAATAAAAATAGTGTTATATACGTACAATAACGGACAGTATTATAAATGTAAAGCATGAATGATATAATAGTATTGATATATATACCATTATACCAGCATTATATACCATTAAAAAAAAGGCAATTGAATGTTACAAAAAAACAATAAAAATGGTATTGAAGCACCGCAATACCAGAAAGGGTGGCGGAGTGATAGAGGAGGGCAAAAAAAATTCCGATCCTTAGTATATCCTTCCCAAAACAAACAAGTTCCCCAAAATCGCCTATTAAAGTTCCATTCAAGAATAACACAATCTGCTCAATTTCGAGGAATGAAAAAGTCTCAGCCCGCGAAAATGGGTATAGTTTTATCAGATAGTGTTAAAATGGTATTGCGGGTTGACAAACGGGAGTATGTATGGTATAATATATTCAACAATAAAAAAAGGAGACAATATGACTACAGAGATTGAAATGAAGGGAGGACATGAAGTAACGATGGAAGATGTACTTAGTATAGTGAAGGGGTTAAGCGAGATAGCGTTCAAGAGTGGCATAGCTGTGAATGAAGGAGGCAAGATATGCGTAAGGGATGTGAATGAGTTACACAACAGGATAAGTTTTTTAGAGACTCATATACAAGAGTTACACGGTACGCTTGAGAGAATAATGATGAATTTGAATGTACTTAACCGAGGCGATTCGGAGGTTGTAGATGGGGAGAGCGAGTAAGGGTACAGAGGAAGTTGAGGCTATACTTGGGACCAAGACTGAGGCTATAAAGAACAGTTATTACGCGAGTTTAGGAAAGAGGATAGTATTTCCTGCGTGGTTGTGGTATTATGTTGAGGCGAAGGCTTTTTTTTATCACATGAGTTTGAGTGCTTATTTACTGATGTTGGTGCAGAGGGAGATGGAAGCCAACAATGATACTGTCAATCCTTTTGACGGGGAATTTATGAAAATGGTGATGAGCGTTACACAGGCTAAGGAGATACGGGAGGTAATGAATGACAAGGTGAGTTCGAGTTATTGGGTTGAGAATCCAGAGGCAGGCAGGATAGAATTAAAGATAGCTTGGAAGGACGAGGCGTACAGTAAGAGGATGGGTTTTATTAATTTGTTGAGTGAGAAGGGTTGGATTTACAACCCTCAGTATAGATGTTGGTTCAGCCAGAGGCATAAGGAAAATAAAATACATAGTGAGGATATTGGCTTGGCTGTATCTGTAATAAATGCTATAGAGAAGCGTAACCAATTAACGGAGGCAAAAGGTGATTAATTTTCTTGAATTTGTATTTCTTTTAACTAATGTAAAAAAATGGAGGGATAAATGCTAAGTGGTCAAAGTGCTGTTTATGGATTTTTATGCGGAGTGTGGTATGCTCAACATTTGGATAATCAAGAGCGTAGATACTTTCCTGTTAGTTTTAACACGATAAAGAATAAGTTAAGTGCTAAAGAGTTACCCGTGGAGGTACAATTAGACTCTGGGAAACGAATATACTGCTCGGAGGATGAACTTTTTAGGTGGATGGAAGGTATAGAGTGGATAAACGATAAAGACATCTTTAAAACGAAGATAAGGTTACGGTAATGATACAGCATTATCCTGAAAGTATGAATGCCATAAGTTTGGATAAAGCGGAAGAAAGACTCAAGAAAATCAAAAAAGAGTTTATCGAAATAAAAGAAACGGAAGGCGAAGAAGCAGCCGAGGTTTACGCTGCGAAAAAATATGATGCTGCGAAACATCCAGAAATGAAGGCTATGATAGCCGAGGAGACGAATTTACAATTAGACGCACTAAGCGAGGTTGAGCGACTTACTGACGACCAAGCTGGTGCGTTTTTGGCAAAAGTGCTTATCGAGAGTATGAGCAAGCCAGATATTATTGTAAAGGATACCCCCAAAGGAGTAATTACCGAAAAGAGATATATGCAGTCAACTAAGATAAAGGCTGTAGAAACTTTGCATAAAATACTTAATACTGATGGTAAGGGTATAAAGAATCAAAAGACACCTATGAGTGAATTTTCCACAGAGCAACTAAGGGATATGTTAAAGAAGATTGACTCTATAGATGAAAAATTAAATGATATAACAGACGTGTGAACAAAATAGATTATGAAATTAAAGGTAAAATATTAAAGACGCAATGTCCTTATCGAGAGGATTATTGTAAAGTTGGCTCACGCCTTTGTATGAAATGTGAAAAATTTATTTTAAGAAAAAACAACCAAGTTAAATGTAATGAAGAGTAATTTAATTTATATAACATGTTATAATATATTATATATACTGTTTAGCATTCCTTGTCATTCCTTGTCATTCCTTATCATCCTTATATCCTTGATACCCTTCGACCCCCCTTTCCCCCCTACGGCAACAATTTTACCGATTTTCGGATTGGTTGTCAATGGGGTAAGAAGGATGCCCATATTACCCTATTACGCTGTATCGCCGTCTATCAGCTTGATTCAGAAAAAAGTAAAACAAAAATGGCGTAGATTGCATAGTTTTTACCAATTTGCGGCACATTTATTAAATGGGGTAATAACTACCCCCATCTTACCCTATTAATATGGACAACGTAAAACAACTTAAAAAAGAAATCGAGCAGGAATTGGCTAAAAGAAAGGAAGAAGATTTACTTTCTTTCTACGACCCTCTGCCTACTCAATTGCCGTTTCACCTGTCACAGGCGCAGGTCAGGTATTGGGCAACAGGTAACAGGAGCGGTAAGACAACAGCAGGAGTGGTTGACGGACTTGGGTTCTTACTTGGCAGACATCCGTATAGAAATACACCTCCAGAAGGGGGTAATATCTGGTTTGTTACTCAGACGCGCGACCATAGTAGAGAGGCGATTCTTTCCGAAACACTTAAATGGCTTCCTAAAAAGAATTACGACCCAGAACATAAGATAGGAAGAATAGTATTCACGAGAAATGATATTCCCGACTTCATAGAAGTCCACCACAAATACAAAGGAAAGCTCTACAAAAATAAAATTTCCTTCAAATCGCAGGAACAGGGATACAGAGTGTTCCAGTCAGCAGAGAAGATATATGTTCTTTTTGACGAAGATATAGATGACGAAAGGGTATTTTCTCAAACACGTGCGCGATTTGGTAAGTATCCAGTTAATATAGCCGTAACAGCAACACCTATGTCTATGAAATCTGTGTGGTTCGAAGATTGGATTAAACAAAAAGTTATAGAATCTCCAGACAGATATTGGTACTCAACTCACGGTTGTTATAAAGATAATTATTACAACTCGAAAGAAGAAAGAGAGCACTTCGCAGATGACGTTAGTGGCTTCGCTCAAGCTTCCACTATGCTTACTGGCAAAAGAATGCCTCCTGGCGGGCTTGTGTTCCCATTTTTTGATAAAGAAATACAAATGATGAAGGTAGCTCCCCCACCAGAATATCTTGCAAAATGTACAATTTACAGAGGGATAGACTGGGCTGGTGCAAATGGAGTAACAGGAACGCTGTGGATAGCCGTTGATAAGGGAGGATACAAAACAGTTTTTCGAGAGTATCAAGGAACAGCAGGATACAATACCCATATAAAGAATATAACAGAAAAAAGTTTTATTAATGGTCGCCCAATGAAAATAAAATGGACTATATGTGACTGGGCTACTATAGGTACATATATAAAGGGATTTGATATAAGAAGAGAGTTCGCTATAGGAGGAGATTTTAGGCACAGGTCAGATGGACATTTATACAAAATCCCAACAATACTTGCAAAAAAAGGAGCAGGAAGTGTAGAATTGAGTATCGAAGCAATGACACGTGCATTGCAGGAGAGAGATTCTAATGGGAAACCAATCTTACGAATTTCTCCCGAATGCCCTGTGTTCATTCAACAAATAGAACAATATGCGAGGCACGAAGCTAATAGTCTTGATGACAAGACTCGTATAATAAAACGCAAAGACCATTTAATAGATTGCTGGAAATATATGGAAATGCAAGGGATGAGATATGTAAATCCAACATTAATAGTAACACCGAAACCTCATATAGTAACCGTAACAGGATTACCTCAATACTAATATGCAACAGCAGAATATTTTAGAAGCAGATGCGAAATATGATATATATTTAGACGATGCGTATTCTGGAGAAGATATAAACAAAGAAGAAGCGGATAGAGTATTAGCCAGTCAAATAACAGCATGGTTTCAGAGCGGCGACGCTAATATGAAAAGTCTCCATGTTGATTGGAAGAAATCGCTTCAAGACTTTAGAAGAATAAGAGAAAACGCACAAAGCTACCCACTTAATTCAAAGTTATATATACCATTCTCGTATTCTCTTGTATGTACATTTGCAGCAAGATTATACGGATTTCCAATGAAAACAGATGTTATACCAATAACGTCTGATAGTGAAGAAGCAGCGAATGCCGCAGAAGATATGAGTGCTCTTATGGAGCACATGCTTGATAAAGCTAAGATAAAACAACTTGCTATAGATGTATATATGTCTATGGGTATATTCACAGAAGCTATCGTTGGAACAGGTTGGGAGTTTAAAGAGGAAACAGTTAAGTACAGGAAGATAATTACAGATGAACAAGGTAATAAGATACTTAAAACAGATACTAAGAAAATAGTAACAAAAGACCAGCCATATCTACGTTTCATAAATCCGTTTAATTTCTTTATAGAACCAGGTGCTACTTCAATTGAATCAGCGAGATGGGTTATAGAGAGAATATATGTAAGTCCAGAATACCTTAGAAGACATAAAAAAGAGATTATAGGAATAGATGAAGAAGGTAAGCCTATTGTTTCTGGTAGATATTCAAATGTTGAAAAAGCCATAAGTATGGCTAATAGCAAACGTGTTACTAAAGTTCAAGAATTGTATGGTGAAATAACTGGTTCAAGAAACGTTTTACTTTACAGATGTTGGACATCAAATAGGAAGTGCATAGAAATAGCGGAAGAAAGTGTTGTTGTATATAACGGGGTAAATCAATATTATCATGGCAAAAAACCATACGTATCTTTCAAAACACTTGGTCTCCCAGGTTCCTGTCATGGAGAAGGCTGGATTTCACCAGTAAGAGATTTACATAAAGCCGCAAATGATACTCTCAATGTAGCGATAGATAATGGTAATATATCCGTCAACAACGTATTTACAGTAAGAGACACCTCTGACCTCGTAAATGAAAAAACAATCAAGTTATATCCAGGTCGCAAGTTTAATGTTATTGACCATGACGATATACGTCCGCTACAAATACCTGACAGTCGCGGAGCTACTTTCAACCAGTTAAATACGATTATTACATTCGCTAAAGAGACAAGCGGTAGTCCACAAGTCAGCTCTGCGCCAGGTCAACAACTAAGTGCCGAAGGCGCAGCAGATATGTTAATGCTTTCTGATGGAAGAATTGCTTTAACAGAAATGCTTGTTGACCAATCTTGGGGCGAAGTAATGACGCAAACAGGCAGTTTGATACAGCAATATATAAGTGAACCACAACTTATACCTACATATAAAGACGGTGGTCAAAGGATATTCAAAAGAGTATTACCAGAAAATATTATAGGACATAATTTTGTATATAAACCAATGGCTGGTTCGTCCACTTGGAAAGGAGAACCTGCATTAAGACAACAGCTTATTAATTTCCTTAATATCGCGCAGGGATTACAAGACGTAAGCCCAGATGCTCAGACCCCAGGAAATGCTTATCCAGTTGTTAATATAGCGGAGCTAACACGAGAAATAATCGGAACATTACCTATTGTTGGATTTCTGCCCAAGCTTGCTGGTGATTTGATTAAAGGAAGAAAAGCAGGTTCTACATGGAAAGACGCAGGTATAGGTCTTGGTACTGCTGGATTATCAGCAGCTACGGCTGGTCTTGCTTCTCCACTTATGTCAGCAGCTTCTGCAGCTATGCCAGCTGCTACTGGTGCACTATCATCCGCTGGAGGTGCTGTTGCTAATGCGGCAGGCGCTGCTGCAAATGCAACTGGAGCTTCTGGACTAATGTCTGGTATTATGAGTGGAATAAAGCCAGCAACCGATATTGCAAAGTCTGCTGTTACACCAATAGGCGACGTAATGAAAAGTGCTTCTGCTCCAGTTATAGAAGGGGCAAAGAACTTAGGAACAGATGCTGTAAACGCAGCTAAGGAAGGCATATCTGGAATCAAAAATGGTTTTAATTATCTTGATAAAGTATCTACAGATGCAGTAAAAGGTGCAACAAAACCTATGGTGTCAAAACTTGCTGAAAATATTAGTAAAGTACCAGGTGGAAATTTTGTTAATAGCACAGCTAAAGGTGTTGCTTCAAACTGGTCTGTGTTGAACAATCCTATTACAAACAAAATTCCAGAATACTCTCTTAGCGTGGCATTAGACCCACAACATGCTAAACAAAATTTAGCAAATGAAGCCGTTAATCTTAGTACTGATTTGTTGACATCAATAGGTGGTAATGCCATAAGTAACATACCTAAGCTAAAAAGTAACAATATGTCTGTTGCTCCTGCGTCTGGGACACAAGAGTTATCAGCGCAAAATATAGATAATGTCAAACCTGACTATCTTCAAAATAATAACTCTGGGGGGGCGCAAAACATTAACATGAAAGTAGAACAGACTGATAATACAATGCCCCCTCAGAACAATACAACTAAAAACAATCAATCGCAAAAGAAAACGAACGCCAATTTTATTGATACAATGTATGATTATACTAAGAAAGCTGGCAAGGGTGCTATGAATCTTGGTGGTAAAGTTGTAGATATGTATTCGAATCCAAACAATAAAGCTTACGGATGGGCTTATCCATTGACTGGAGCGTTGGTTGGAGCAGGTGTTGGTGCATTGGTTAATAAAAAACATCCACTTGTAGGTGCAGGAATAGGCGCAGGAATAGGTGGTCTTGGTGGTTGGAAGAGTGGCGATTGGCTTAAAAGTAATTTTTGGAATGAAGGTAATAAGCAAATAAGCGACTTGATAGAGCAAGTTGCCTTGAAGGAATGGCAAACACAAAAGGATGGGAATATTTTTGTGAAGATATTGACGAAGAAATAATGAAAAGATATTTATTGGCAGAACATCTTGCTGGTCAAGGAAGGAAAGATGAAGTTGAAGCTAAATTACTCGAAGCCAGAGGCTTGAAAGCAGTTGGGAAAATATTCGAGAGAAAATTAATGGAAGCAAATTCTATTAGAGAATTGATAAGAAGCGAAGGACAGAAAGTCTAATCTAACACGGTGTTAGGAAGAAGTTCTGTATAATAAAACAAAGAGAGGTATAAAATGCCAGAAGATTTTAACGAACAGATTAGTAATGAAGAGCAACCAGCCATCGAGACTGGTGGTGAGGACTCTGCTTGGAAGGAAACTTTTAAGAGTGAAGACGACATGTGGGATAGTTATAAGCATCTTCAAAGTTCTATGGGTAGAAAAGTTTCAGAACTTACAAACACATTAGAAGAAAAAGATGCAGCTATAAATGACTTGACCTCAAAATTCGAATCTTTGCAGGAAAAAGTTTCTCCTTTCACAGAACTAATCCAAAAAATAGGTACAAGCAAAAATTCCGATGAGCTTGAACGAAGAAGGGCAGAACTCGCCGAGAAAATTCTTACTGAACCTGACGAGGGGATAAAAGAAGTTCTCAAAGAGTATATTCCCGAATTCGTTGAACAGTATGTAAAACCTTTAGAGACCAAAATCCAAACCTTGGAAGGAAAAAGTAATGCTGAAGATGTGGATGGATTTAGGGAATATCTTGTAGGAACATACGGAGAACAGGTGATTGCTGACACCATCGAACAGCTTCGCGAAGAAGCAAAACAGTATGGCGAAAATGCAGAAGCTTTTTTATTGCAATTTGATAACCCGACGGCGTTAGAACATGCAATAAAGGCGAGAGCAAATGAACTGTACGCAACAGCTTTGAGAGAAGCTGTAGAAAACAACGATAGAGAAACTCTATCAACATTATTACAAAAAAGAAATGAAGTCCCTATCGACAATGCTCAAAGTTACGGAAACGTCAGACAAGGCAATACACTTATTGACAGAGTTGAAGCGGAGATGGACAAAGCGTATGAAGATGGTGGGCTATAACTTATTAAGAAAAGGAGATTAAAATGCCTACAGATGCAGCACCAAGCAATGAAATGCTTTATGAAAATGTGAAGGACAGAGCTTCTGTCCCGTTGCAAGATAAACCGTATATGTTTAACTTGAGACGCTATCCTCTTGTTTCCACTACACTATTTAGTGCACAGTTTGGAAAAGTTGATAGCTATGGTGGACAGGTTCCACCGCCAGCTAAAATCAGACCTGTTGAGAATACAGTCTATCCAGTTTATATCCAGAATAATCCTAAGTTTATGACTAAGATTAATCATGGTGGTGGCTATAATTCTACTGCAACAAGCCTCGTTGTTCTTGATGTTCTTGGTATTAGACCTGGCAATTTGCTTTATATTCCAGCTACTGGTGAGAGAGTCTATGTAGTTGCACGAACTCTGTCAACAAAAACAATAACTGTTTTAAGACACATTGGTGCACCAACAGAAACTACTACTATTCCAGAAGGGGCTACATTACTTATTATGTCAAGTGCTAACTCTGATGGTTCTGACTTGGGTGAAAGCGTAATGTATAAAGGAACAAAATCAGAAAATGCTACTCAGATTATGAGAGCAGAACTTGAAGTTGGCGGTAGTGCAGAAGCTGAAAGACAGCAAGCTGGTAAACCTCTTGCGCAGCAAAGAATTCTCAAAGCGCAGGAAGTTGTTTCACAGTTTGAAAGATTGCTGTTATTCGGAAGAGCACCTGCTGATTTCTATATTACTGGAACAGACGGCAAGCCTATCTATCTCACCAATGGTATTGATGTAAAACTTACAGAAAATACAACTGATGTTGGTGGAGCAGCTCTCACAGAAGGAGACCTTGATGACATCCTTAATGACATCGCAGAAGATTTATCTTTTGATGAAGAACCATTATGGTGTTATGCTGGTACTAATATGATGAAAGCTGTTACAAGCTTTGCTAAGGATAAAGTTCAGACAAATAACCTTGTTACCAAATATGGTGGTAGAGTATCGAGTTACTTACATCAGGCTGGTTGGGTACACTTTGTTAATGAACCTCTCTTCTCGGCACAGTATGGTCTTGAAGGAAATGCTGTTTTCTTGCGTCCTAAATTCATCGAAATCAATCCTAAGAAAGGTCGTGAATTTAGAATGTATCCAGAAGTGAAATCAATGAAAACCGATGGCGTAGATAAAATCGTTGATGCTTATATGGGCGAATACGGTTGTTTCTTACACTTCCCAGAAACACAGGGTAAAGTAGTCAAAATCGGATAATCGAATTAAGAGGGGAGGTTTGTTCTTCCCCTCTGTTACAATAAAGGAGCTACTATTATGGCTATTAGAAGATTCATGAAATTTGGTGCAAGGAAAGTAAGAGTGATTTATGAACACTCAAGAAAAGAGCTTGACCCGATTAAAGGAATAGTAACTGTACCATCAAAGTCTATTAAGTTTGAACCTAATTTTTTAGCTGTTGCTTGTTCAATAAGTATTGATGATAGTACAGACGAGGGAAAGAAAAAAATTGAAGCTATTGAAAAATTATCATCGTATGCAGGAAAACTTGAAGAAGATGTTGGTAATATAAACACAGTATATGAAGTTCCACTTGATTATATACCAATTGAAGAAAGACCAGTAGAAAAAGTAGAAGAAAAACCACAAGAGTTTTTCCCTAAATATAAAATTCAAAAAATGTACAAAACTGGTTCTACTTACGTGTGTGCTTTCTGTGGATGGAGAGGACTTGGTTCTTCTAAATCTATAATCATATCACATCTTGCAAGTGTTCATGGTGTAAAATCTGTTCCTAATAGGAATGGCGCGAAAATAGAAGCCACCTATGGAGCATACAAAGGAAAGACTGTTTCAATCGTGTATGACAAAGAAGCTGAGATGAGAATATTAACTGGAGCAGTAGTCGAAGATGTTGGAGAAACAGCAAGTGTTGGCGATATGGTTTATTTTATTTATGAAACTGCACGTGGCACGAGTAAAATTGTTGGAAAGATTCTCAAAGAAAATAAGCTTCATATAACATTGGAACTTAAAGATTCTTCTGTAAAGAATTTCAGAAGAGCTAATATAGTCACAGAACCAGAGGTCATAATTGATGAAAGTTCAGGAGATAATAGATAATCAGCAGAAGTATCTTAGAGATACAACTCTTAACGATAATATTGTTGATTGGATAAATTCCGCATTAAGAGAAATATATCTTAACGGAAGATTCACATGGTCTCGTAAAACGGCAGAAATAAATTATATTGCATCTGATGGTTACGCAAAAATACCAGATGATGTTATAAGAATAGAGTTTATCTATGACGAAGACGGGAATGTAGTGAAGGACGCTTTACCTCTTGAAAGTCATCAGACTAAGACAGGAATTAAATGGCACGAAGCAGGGATGGTAGGTAATAAGACAGATGGTTATAAACGTATCATAAAGATAAATCCTCCGAAAGACAAAGATACAAAGTTTACTATTCAATATTATTGTTCTCCTGAGTTGGTTGAAGGCGCAAATGATTATCTACCTATTCCTGCTGGTGCTATAAGTGCATTTATGTCGCTGATAAATTGGTTTAGACTTGATTATGAAGAAGAGACTGGAACAAGTCAGCAGATGTGGATACAAAAATATAATTATCTTTTAAAGAAAACAATAGACGCTATGTATGGCGATTACGACACGACAGAGCAAAAAGTAACTCAGCCATTTAGCGAAACAGGATTCCCGTACTAATGCCTAAAGGTAAGATACATGCAAACTTTCGTAACATAGGTGGTGTGGTCAATAACAGAGATGAGTTTGACGCTTCACCTAATCAGTTACTTTACGCGCAAAATATTTTCTTTGACAAACTTGGTAGTCTTACTACAAGACCGTCGATAAAAAAGCTTAATGTATTTACTGGGTCAGGAGTTAAGGATTCGATTGAATACATTTCATCTGACGGAAAAATACGTACAGGAACAATAGACTTTACATAAAATGATTGGACTCAAAAGCAACAGTAATAGTTTAATATCTGTTGCGAAGATGAATGGAAGATTATTTGCGACAGACGGAAACAAATTTTTAAAGGCAGTACCAGATGGCGATACTGGAATAAAGGTACACGATGTCGGGATATCTCCACCATTAAACGCACCAGAAATACGGCAGATACGCTCTGAGGGCGCATTAATGCCAGGTGTTGAGTATTCTTATGCTTATACATATTACAACTCAAAAGAAGATGTTGAGAGTAACCCGTCCCCTATAAGCAACAAAGTTGAAATAAACAAAAGGCAAGAAGGAAAGTTTACCAGAAATGCAACGAGTGAAAATCTCGGAACACCTGTCGTCAGTGGCGTAGGCGGCGGCGGCGGCGGCGGCGGCGGCGGAGGAGGCGGCGGCGGAGTATATAACGCTATAGTAACTGTTTACATAAATCAAGATTTTGCTGAGGTAGATAGTCTTATTGGTAAATACATATTCTTCTCATTAGACATAACATCTACATCTTATGGAACATACGGTTCTAACTCTGATAAAGATATATTATTCTCAAGAAAAATAAGTTCTATAAGTTATTTAAAATCATCTAATGAAATAGCATTATCCATACAAACAACAACAGAAGATGATGTATATATAAATAAAGACCAGATAACATCATCAAAAGAATATTATATAGAAGATGGTGATTATGAAATAGGTTATATAACAGACCAAGACTTAACGGAAGTTAAAGTAGCCAACAAACATAATAATAAAAAATGGATACATCTTGGAAATGTTGGTTCAGATGATTATTTTGGTAGAAAGATTACACTTTACAGCAAAACTTTTAATGATGATGTAAAAGAAGATACATACAAAGATACGATATCTAATAAAAGAAATTCTGAATCAAGGTGGATAATTGATTATGATATGAGTTCTAAAATGGCTCTTCTGAGTGCGCCATTGAAAAAGAAGCCGTTTGTTGGTCAAATGTATATGGTTGAGAAGATATTATCTGATGATGATATAATACTTGATTTGAATGTTGTCAAGAGAGTTAAAAAGCAAAAATCAAATAAGAGAGCAATAATAATAGGAGATAGGAATGAATATGATTCTGTATTTCTTAAAACTATCCCTCCTACTAACTCTAACAAAGAATTAACTGATGGCAACCTTACAGATGATTTTATGGTAAGGATTATAACTAAAGATTCAAATGGTAAAAACAAATCTGGATTATACGAAGTCAGTAAGGATTATAACTAAAGATTCAAATGGTAAAAACAAATCTGGATTATACGAAGTCAGAGGATATATACCGAGCATAAAGCAAGATAAATATTGGACAAATGGGAATGATTTTGCCAGTAAGGACCAAAGCTTTTGCGCCATAACATTATATGATGGAGATTTCAAAGTCTATATATTCTGATACTGGGTCTCCAGATGGAAACCCAATAGAAGAAGTTACTCATGTAACAATAATTAAAAAGAACGCTATAGAAAATTATAACAACGAGTTAAAAGAATACGCAATAAAAGTATCTAACATAAATAAATCAGACGATACAGAAGCTGATAAAATAAGAATATATAGAGCGTCTAACAATGGAATAAACTATTCTTTGTGTGCAGAAATAGATAATGCGGAAGGCTCTGAATATACCGATGGTATAGCAGATGAATATCTCGGAGACCAAGTTGAGTTTGATAATACAAAACCTATTGTTCCAGAAATAATAGAAACATATAAAGACAGGATGATATATTCTGGAAGCAAACTTGACCAGATAATGGTTGATGGAGTCAAAAATGATATAGTTTTGCTTACTAAAGATAATATAGAAAACACTCAAGGAAGCAATATAATAAACATTATCAATCAAAACAGAACATACGGCGTTGATAATATATTAAGTACGAAAGACAGAAAAGGTGTCATAAGAATAAAAAGTACTAATACAACTCCATGCAAAATAATAATACCTAACAGTCAAAGTTTTGCTGCAACAAGGTCGTTTATTATTTCCACAAAATTTAGATTCAATTGTGATAAAAACAGAACTGCTGTTCCAGAGTTAAATTTTCATATTGCTACATTAATGGATGAAAATAACTATATTGATTTTTCATTAGATTTATTATACAGGGCAGGTGTAGAACAATATTTTCAATGTAAAATAATGATTAATGAGAGTTCTATGAAAACATTACAAGTTACACTTCCTCCAGAAATAGATGGTATAGAAGGAAAATGGTGTAGTGTTGTATATACGTCCGAATTTATAAACGATAAATACAAGCATACAATGGTGTGTATTGTTGATGGTGTAGAATATAGTAATTCCATTATATTGGAAGAATATATGCGTATAAATTATGATAATCATATTAAGCTTTTTGAATACGACGCTGATTTTATAAATGATTCTCTCGATTTTGTTTCTTTTAGCTTTACAAACTATGGAAATTCTTCACCGTCTATATCTTTATTACCAATCATAAGTGGAGATACTGGATTAACAATTACCGATATTTCTAACAACGGAAATACTGGCAATATATATACTCAAGATGGCAAGCCTGAATATCTTGATGATTATTATTCTCAATATAAATTCATAATAAAGACTATATATTTACTTGCCGAGAGCTGTATAAATGAAAGTGCTGTTATAACAAGACCAGTTCAAGAAATAAGATACAGTAAAATAAATAGTCCAGATAGTTCCCCAAGTATTTTTTATATACTTACTGGGAAAAATGATGGCTTGCCTGTGACGTGTTTACATGTTCATAAGGGGAGATTATTCGTTTTCAAAAATAATTCGTTCAGCACGCTACAGTTTCTTGACAACAGCGATATGATAACAGAGTCTGACTCTTTCCATGGAATAGGGTGCGTTGGCAAGAAGGCGATATGTGATAATGGAAAATATATGTATTGGATGTCGAGAAACGGAGTATATAGATATACTATTGGTGGAGATATGGTTAATATATCAATGCCAGTAAAAAACTGGTGGACTAACGGAAATACATTTACCCCAGATAAACCTAACACATTCAGCAGAATAGATATAAGCAAAATCCATTTAACAAGAGCTATATATGATAAAGAAAGGAATATAGCTATATTCTTGGTTAATCCAGATGACAACGGTGCTTATCCTCATGCTATAGTATTCGACCAGACAAAAACTGATAATGATAGTAAGTTCACATGGTATGTGTGGGAATTTGCTAATTATAATGTAACATCAATATTGTCAACAGATGAAGAAATAGTTGATTCTATAGATAATAAATCTGGAAGAGTTCTTATGGTTACTGACGCTGGAGCAACTAATCCTCCTGATAGCGAGCCGACTGATTTAATATATGGTTTGTCTGTACTTGACAATATAGAGAAAGATGTTGATAATATAGGATATGATTGGATTATCACTTTCGCTGAAACCAATCTTGGAACACCACTAACGGTGAAAAGGTGGCATTACTTCAATATTGTTCATGTACCTAATCTTCGAGGTGGCGAATACAACTTAGAATATAAAAACGATTACTATGGAGTTGGAAATAAAGATGGCTCTGGTTGGGTATTATCAGCTGGTAAACTCGATAGTAAATTGCTTAATGACCGAGCACCGATTCCTTGCAGAGGAACTGTGTGTAACGTAATGTTATCTGGAAGAGTTCCTGTTGAAATAAGCTCGTTCGGATATGAATTAAAACCGAAAGGTGATTTAACACGAAATTATAAATAAGGAGAAATAAATGTACGTCCCATATCAAAAGCAAAGATTTCCTCGTAAAAAACCATATTCACTTCCTTGGAATAACTTTGCGCAACCAAGTAATCAATTGACACCATTCAGATGGAAAGAAGGACAATCCAAAACAAGAAAACTTGCCCGAAAAGCTTCCTATGGAACTCTCGCGCGTCTTATGGAATATCCATATACGAGGGATGAAAACTTTGCAAATTCACAAAAAGCCGAACTTAAAAATTCAATCCTTTCAGCTAAAAACGCGGGACTCAGAAGGCTTGCACAAACATCAGCAAAACTTGGAACAACTTATACAGGCATAGGACAAGACCAGCAAAGAAAGATAGATGCAGATAGTGAAATGAAACTCGGAGGCGGAATTAATGCTATGAATAGGGCATTTGTTGATAAAAACAGAAATGATTTGTTGCAAGCGTTACGTCTTGGTCTTGGGCAAGCTAATACAGATAGAAACTATAAAATAATGAGAGACCAGCAAGTTAATCAAGTCATGGCTTCTTATGCTGGCAAACCGCCCAAAGTGGATGGTGGAGGCAAAGTTATTTGTTCTGAGTTGTATAGGCAGGGATTACTGCCAGAGGAAGTTAGAGACGCTGACGAACTATTTGGAGAATATATTAAGATTACAAATCCTGTTCTTATTATTGGATATTGGACATGGGCTATACCAGCAGTTGAATTAATGAAAAAATCTAAAGTTCTTACATGGATAGCAAGTAAAATAGCAACAAGTTGGGCTACAGAAATAGCGTATCAACTTGGAACAGTAAGAAAAGGCAGTATCTTCGGAAGAATAGTATCAATTATAGGTTCTGTTGCTTGCTATCATATAGGACTATACAAAACCAAAAGAGGTAAGAGTAATGGGCAATGCAATAACTAATTATCCAGCATGGTTTCAGAGAGCGTTAAATACAGGTATGACAAACAATATACCAAACGCAGATGGAACATTTTCGACAATGAAGACTATGACCGCCACAACAGATGGTGGTAAGGCTATATTGTTTCCTACTATCAGACAGACAAAAGAAGGTCTTGTTCAATACAAACCAAAAGACGCTATTAATATAGCAAAAGTAAAAAAAGACTATATGAGATATAGTACAGAAGATGAAGCTATAAAAGATGCAAAACGAATGTCTAAAATGGTAGAAAAACGCCGTAAAAGATATTCACAACAGCAGAAAATTAGAAAAGCGTTAATAGATGTTGTGGCTCAAGTAAATCCAGAAGGTGCAATGACTAATGGTGGTGGGTTTAGTGAAGACCCAGTAATTAATAATGACCAACCAAAAAAAGATAACCCAACGGAAACAAATAAAGATGTACCAACAACAAATGGTTTCACTTCAAATGTATATGATTTGGCAATTAAGAAATATAAAGAAAGAAGAAACCAAATAGATGAGTTTGGAAACAAATACGAAAAAGCCAAAAAAGAATATGTAAAGAAAGTACCAGATAAAGAAGCTCCTGCTGGCTATTGGAATTGGGGCAAAGCTACACCTCTCATAAATTCTTTAATTGGTGCTATGCAATTCAGATATGATAGAAACCCTAAAGGTTTTTTCTCTATGCCGTCTGGAATAAGGTTTAGACCAGATTGGCTTAGAAAGGCATTGACGAATGACGCGAGAGATGATTCCATAAATACAAATAGGAGAACGATGAGAAGGGCAGATGTTAATGCGGCTGGTTTTGATAAAGCAGCAGATACTACAAAAGCAAAAGCGATTATAGCTTCTCTTATTGACAGAATAAATAATCCTATGGGCATGAATGGCAGAAGGTATGGCACGAATGGTAATAATACATTGAAGAACGCACAAGCATTTCAAAGAATAAAAGAAATGAACTTTTCTATCCTATCTAAACAACTTGAGGCTATAAATAAAACTCTTAAAACGCAAACTAAATTACTCAATAATGACGAAATAGATGATACACAGAAAGTTGACATCCTTAAAAACATAAGTTCGTTGAAACAGCAAAAGAGCCGTATTGAAGAAGAGATGAGTGGTATAAACTTTGAAGGAAGGTCTTTATACCCAGAACAAGAACAGGAACCTACATCAATGGGATTCGGTAAAAATTTACTTGGAAGCTTTAGAGGATTAGTAGATAACATAACAGGGCAATAAACAATGTTAAAATACACAACATATATAAATAAGTTTAGTGAAATACCAATGTTTAAAGGTCAACAGCCTTTAACCAAGGAGCAGTTTAATGCAGCAGTAAAATATTATGTTAAGAATAATGCTAGCATGAAAGGTTTTACTAATGGTCGTAAATTGTCTGCTGTTGTGTCTTCTATTGCTGCAGATAAAATGTTGAAAGATAGTGGCAAGCCAACTATTAAAAAATTCTGGAAATCTCCAGAAGCCAAAAAATTAACATACGATGATAACAAATTAGTCGGATTAGCAAAAAAAGCAAACGTTGGATTGATAAAACATGGTATCACTACTGGTCTTGCAAAAGGGATAACTACTGCAAAACCAGCAGCGGCTATAGCTGGTGCATTTAAAGAAAAAGGCAGTCCTATTCAAAGATATAGAAAGGCATATAAAAAAGTAAACCAGAATCTTGAAGACATAAAAAAAGTCCAAGGTACTGGAGCTAAGATAACTGATAAAGCATTAGAGTTCGGTTCTGGGCTTGGAGAAACTATATCTGGAGCTGGTGTTCTCGGAGGAGGAGCAAGGGCGTTTGCTGGCTATGGAGCTGCTAAATCACTCGTTGACTCTTTCGATGATAAAAAAGAATATTGGAAAAGAGCTGTACCTAACGCTGCAAAAACAGCCACTAAAGATTATTTTCTTGGCAAAGTATTTAGTCCAAAGATAATACCAAAAGGTGCTAAAAACGCAATATCAGATACTGCTAAGAAAGCTACAGAAAAAATATTCTCTAAGACTCTTCCGAGAAGGATACTTAAAAAGTTTGGGAAACAGACTCTTAAATTCACAAAGCCTGCTGCTGTAGGCAAAATTGTTGACCCTATAGCTGATTTGACAAAAGCTGCTTTGATAAATGATAAAGAAGAGAAGAAAAGAATACGTGATGATATTGTCCACAGTTCACATATAGAGAAGGGCACAAGTGGCTGGAAGTTTCTCGCCAAAAATTCACTTGATATACTAAAAGAATCGGCAGCCAATTCTGCATTTCAACTTGGGATGGAAGGTCTCGGTAAACTTAATAAAAGGTCTGCAATAAAAGGTGCAGAAGTAAAAAGGTATAAAAAGCAAAATATACTCCCAGAAAGTAATGTAAGAAAACTTAAAATAATAAAAAATGCCAAAGGCGTTAATCTATCTGAGATACCAAAAAAAATATTAAAACCTAAAGAACAAATTGCAAAACTTGCTTTAGATAGAGCAAAAACGTTTAATAATTCTCCTAAAGGTAAAATAAGATTAGACGGTAATAAAGTTACAGATACTCTTAATAGATATTATAAACGTCATTTTAATAAAGAACCGTTTGGGTATGATTACAAACGTGGAAAAATAATCACAGACCATTCTGTTATTAAAGACTCTAATGTATTTAGTGCAGCAGATAAGACAGTAGATAAATTGTATTCTGCGATGGAAGGAAGTCCAGACAAATGGGACACACAACATATAAACACAGTTCTCAAACGATATGTTAAGAAAGCTGGATATGATACATCTGGAGATGTTGATTTCTTAGATAAAAATGGCAACATTGACTTTGACTATGCAGAAAACATAATAAAACAACCTCATATCAATAAGACTCTTGCTAAATTCAGAGAATATTATGATAGGGGAGATGTTGTTGGTATTCCAAAGAAAAAACCAAAGTTGAAATTATCCGAAAGTAAAATAGCGGAAGCTATAGATAATATAGACTATAACAACATTGATAAAGATGTATATGAATTGAACAGAAAACTTAAAGACCAATATAGACGTAATGGAATAGAATATGATGGAGACATCATAAAGTATGACAATGGTGAAGTTAAACTAATCAACAAACATCCCAATAAAATAATAAACGAAAAACTCAAAAAGATAAACAAAAAACTTGAGGAACATAAGTTTAATAAAAAAGCAAGTGAAGAAGAAACGAGCAATGAATACGGTGATAAAGACATAAATGATGAAAACGAAACAACAGTTAAAGAAGAACCAAAAAAAGAGCCTAAAGACGAATATGATGAAGAGATAATAGACGACGAATTTGAACCAACTGAAACAAAGGAATCAAAAGTAAATGAAAGTTCTTCTGAAGATATAAATCCACAAGACACCAAAATAATTGGCGAGCCTATAGATTCGTATTTTAAAAAAGGTTTCAATTCAAAAACATACAAAGAAAGAAGAAGAGTATTTGAAAAGCTGATAAGCAAAAATGTTTTACCAGTAGTCCATTCTGATGGCACTATTGATTATGTAAGAATAGAAGACGCGTTCAAACCAGACATCAAGAAATCGTTTTATAAAAAACATATTGATGTTTTGAAACCATCTGCAACTACAACAACCAAAGTAAGAACTGTAAGTGTCGGCAAAAATAAATTAAGAGAAATAAAAGACAGTACAACGATTGAACCAAAAGAATACAAAGGACTTGATGATATATCTAATAGAGCATACACAATAGATAACATTGATAAAGGTACATATAGAGTTGTTAAAGTTGGAGATAAACAATTTGTTTTAGATTCAGAAGATATAAATCCGAAGTATAAATATGAACTTAATAACAACGGAACCAAATTATATGTTTATGATTCTGACGGTAATATAGTTAATAAATTCCACGGTCGCATCAACGGTAAATTTGAATTTAAAGGAGCTAAAACAGAACCTGTAGAAGGAAAAACTCAAAATCAGAAAGAACAATCTAACACAAAACTTGATGTAAAGCCGATTAGTAATGAGGAACATCCTATTGAATCAGAGAGTGAGTTTTTTCCTCCAGACTACAAAAAGGAACATATAGATACATTAAAGCTGATGGGAAAACATTTCTTATCGAAGAAAAATATGTTGATAGAGATATGGGGTACATAGTATCCGACAACGGCAAACTATCTGTAGTAGGTAATGACGGGAGCGAAATTTACAAAGGTGGTATTGAATATGAAAAGCCGCCTAAAGTATTTGGAGAAAATCAAAAAAAACAATCAAATATAAGAAGGAGAATATACTCCGAAAATAAAGGAACAAAATCAAAACCAAAAGTTAAAGTAAATAACAAAGGCAAAAAAGTGTTATCGGACAATGGCTATATGAAGCTTGATGTTGATGATACAGGCAACGTTATTGACAGAAATACTGGCGCAGTATTTAATATAAGACCTAAACCAGGATGGAACGAGTCTTCTAAAGGTATTAAATATATTGCTTTAGACAAGAAAGCTCCTAACAAGTCTAATAGAAACATAGTTATCGTTACAGTATCTGGTAAAAATGTATCTCCGAAAGTAGAGAAACTTGGTACTGTAAGAAAATCTCTTGCTGGATATATTATAAATCCAAAGACTGGAGAAGCTGAAGGCATAGTCGATATGGTTGGCGACAAATTTGTTACCAAAAAAGAATATTCAGATATGCTTCACAAGGCGTTCGATATGAAGCCTAATAAGCAAAAGACTATTGGTATAAGTATAGGTGCTGCAAAGTTTGCAGAAGACGGCGATGAACCTACAGGTTTGGTTAGTATGTTTGCCAAAAATGCTGGACTTCCATATACGACAAAATCATATATAGAAGAAGGTATAGTTCCGAAAACACAGTCTGGTTTAATAATAGCTAAAGCCGCAAAAAAGAATGCTGAAATAAATGAACTAATAAAAATACGTGAACTTGTAAAAGCATATAAAAAGCTTAGAAAAAAACCAAAATTATTTAGCGAATATCTTCGGAATAAATCTGGAGAGAAAACACTTGCTGAAATGAGCGGTAAAGAACTAATGAACATTTCAGGCGACGCTGAATATCACGCTAAGAACAGCAAACTTATAAAACTTGCACGAGAATTTAAAGATAAGCATACTAAAATGCTTGCCTATTCTGGACACTCTATTAGTAGTTTAACACAGCTTGAAAATAAAATAAACAGACTAATATCAGAATATAAAGCATTAGAGGGAACACACTTTGCGAGAACTAATCAGAAAGTAAAGTTTCCTAAGATAAACAATTTAGATAGCACGGAAGTAAAAACTACATTAGAAGATACATTAGCCAAGCTGAGAGATGTTACAAAAACTGTTACCAAAGCCGCAGACGGAAAAGAGATTGATAAAAAATTTCTTAAAACTTCCGCTGAACTTGTATTAAATGAAGCCATAGAAAATGGAACCATAGATGATTATAGAATAAGCATAGATAAAGGTCATGATGGTAAGAACCCTTATGGAGTTTTAAGAGTTTCTATTGATAATAAGAATTATATGGTGAATCCAGAAAAATTCAAATATACTGGCAAGGCTGGTGTAGATAGAACATACACTCAAAACTATACTGAAAAAAAAGTCAAAGACGTTGAGAACGAAAGGGTTACAAGAGCAGGAAAGGAATATGCTAAATATGCAGACTCTAAACAAGAAAATTATGATGAGCCAAAACGCGGTTATAATATAGATAAAAATGTAGATGTTGAAGAGGCTGGTGTTGCAATAAAACCTTATAAGAAACCATTTATCCCAGATTCCAAGACATCATTTTTGTCAAGACACGCTTTGTCGAAAGGAAGATATACAGAAGCTAATACACCAATAGATATAGCACCAGATAGAATAGGAATAGCTATTCCTATGACTGCTTCTGAATACAATGCGATAAGAAAAGGCGGAAGACCTACATTGAAAAATTTGAGTGATAAAGATGTCAGAATAAAGAAAATACTTGAAAATACTCAATTGGAAGTACCTAACAAAGCATTGAAGAGTATTGTTGATGACGTTAATGGCATAAGGAGCGTTGGTGTAGATGGCAAGCTTAATACTCTGCTTGATAGAATAGTTGCCGAAGCTAATCTCGAAAGCCACGATGGATTCTTTACGAGAAAAATGAGTGGTATGTATAAACCACAACAGAACGCAGTAAATAACATTAAAGTTGAAGAACTTGAAAGAATGTTTCCGTTGCAAGCGAGAATTGTAGTTAAAGAATTTGCGAAACAAGCATTGAACAATGATGTTTATCATAAGGGAACAATGGATGAAGTATTGTTAAGGAAATTTGCGCAGATGAAAAATCCATCTGATACAAGTCTGAAACTGGCAAGACATCTTTTGTTTAGTGATATGGAAAAAGCTAAAATGCCAGACAGCTCTTATAAATATATTCGCGCACAGAAAATTAAGAAGCTTGATAAAATTAGAAAACCTGTTGATATTCTCGAAGGATATGAAGATAAATATATTAAAAAATATAAAGAAAACACTCCAGAACATAAAAAGATAACTTATGACGAACTTGAAAGAGTAGCAAGACCTGCTGGGATGTATAAAGATTTTGAAGAATTTATGAAAACTAAAAAGATTCCTCAAAGTGGTAATATTCCAAAACTGATTCGAAGAGCATTATATAACAAGAATCTTCTTCATACGGCAGAAATGTCTAAAATATCTCCTGTACGTGTTGGAACAAAGAGAACTGTATTCGAGCCTAATAAAAGAGGCGTAATATCAGAAAAGGCTTCTCCAGTATCTACTGGGTACGTTGACAGAAAACTTGCGAAATTAAAATATAAGTCTCCTTTATTGAGTGATATTGTTAGAAAAGCAGTATCGTATGCTCAAGAGAAAGCTGATTATATGAGAAGCAAGCTTGAAAGCAAGCCATACGATATTAAAAGCAAAGAACTTGCAAAGAGAGTTATTATAGGAAACAAAAACGCAAGAGAAAAAAAAGCTTTTGCTAATGTAAGAAAGATGACTGCTCATGAAGAAAATGCTATACGGAAAGTTCTCAAATGGTTGCAGAGCAAATATAGCGATGCAGATATTATGAGTGATGGATTTTCTGATAGAGTAGAGGTTGGAGTTCCGAGTCCGGAAACAGCCAAAGAAAGAATTAATAAAATACTTCTTAAAAAAGATGTTAAAGACGCTGTAGATATGCTTATAACAGATAATGTTATTAAAAAATATACAGCACCTAAAGAAATAAAAGATGATAAATTCATAAGACGAATATTTGGCAAAAAGCCAAACAGGCAAGAATTATCAAAAAAAATAACTCAAATAGAAAAAGAAGTTATGGATGTCATCAACAATTCTGACCTACTTCTTGAACTTGATAAATATGACCTTAGAGAAATAGCTAAAACTAAAGAAGAAAATTACCCAGATGTATTTTCTGAAATCAGAAGAAAATATGAAAGAAAAGGAAAAATTTCAACTGCGAGAACTTTAGATAAATTAATACCACTTTTAACATTATTATTTATATTTAAAACAAATGAGCAGGAAAGCGCATTACGTTAAATTAGACCCTAATGTGGACAGCGGAGCATTTATGAAAATGCTTTCCAAGGTTGACGCACCGAGGAATTACACAGCAGGTATATTAACGAGTCTTGTTTCTGGACAAGATGCGTATAAAGCTATGCGTAAGATACACAAAGGTGAAAGGTTATATACTGGTTCTGGATTGATAAGAAGTGCGTTTGGAATTGATAAAAGACCAAAATCTCGTTTGGCAAGAATAGGCTTAGGGACTGCTGGGTTTGGTGTTGACGCGTTGATAGACCCATTAACGTATGTTTCTTTTGGTTCAAACAAAGCTGCACTCGGAGCGAAGTCTTTGATATCTTTAAATGATGATGTTGCTAAAATAGGACTTAGAAACGGAGCGAGGTTAATAAAGAAAAACATCGGTAAAGGTGTAAAATACTTTGTTGACCCTAACAATGTAGATGATGTTTCGAGATTGTTAAATGTTGGAAGAATAGACAAAATAGACGACCTTGAGAGAATAGTTCACAAACTCGCAATAAAGAGGAATGTTCCGTATAAAATAAGAACTATGTCAAGATATGATATTCCACGTCTCACAGCAGCGGCTATAAATATAAAATATTCCCCAGATATAGAAAAGCATGTTGCAAGACTTGTAAAAGACCCTGAAAAATATTTAAAACATGTTAATATGGGTAAGGAAGGCATAGTTAATATTGGTGGTAAACATTATGGAGGTTCTATATTAAAGAAACTCAAAATACCACAAATGACACAGCTCGCAAAGAACAAAGTAACAAGAGCTATGAATTTGGCACAGGAAGGTAAACAACTCACAAAAGGAGACAGCCTTCTTAATACATTTGGTAAAACCGTAAAAACATTCAATGCCAAAGCATTCACTAATAGAGATTTACGAAATATCAACAAAATAGCTTCGTCCGCCGGAGAGAAAACACAAACTAAGCTTCTCGATAAATTACCAGATATAATTTATAACAAAGAAACAAGGAAGTTTTTTGATAAGAAAACTATTAAAAGTTTCTTAACAGCAAGAGATATAAAGGTTTATGGCGAAACTCGACCAAACACTCTAAACATATCAAAGCTTGGCGTAGCCCCTCGTGCTATAACAATGCACGAAATATACGAACCAGTAAACAAACTTGTAGAATATTCTATAAATAAAGACATGCCAGATATAATGGGCATTGTTGCAAGAACCGAGCCAGAAGAATTAATAAAAGGAATAAACAAAACTTCTGGTATATATAAAGATTTATACACAAGTGCATACGGTGCGTATGAGAATGCAAAGAAAGTATTGCAGAGTGATATAATGCCTAAAGAAATAAAGCTTATAGGTGCAAATATGGAAGCGGCTATTGCGAACGGTGATGTAGCAGCTTATAAACAAAGTGCAAATAGGCTTAAATCTGTATTAGACAAGAATCTTTTGAAGACAAAAGGCAATGTTAAATACTATGATAATCTTTCAAAATATTTAAAATCAACAGAAAAAGAATTGTTAAATACTGGGCAATTATCTATGCCTATAGCAACAAAACATGGACTTGGATATTTCCCGCATACTGCTATAAATACTGGTAAGTTTGGAACAAGTAAAGCTGGAAAAGAAGTTGGTTTCGTACAATTAGCACGTGAACACGAAGGAACATTACTTGAGAATATATTAAGAGATAGGAAAAGGTATAAAGCGTTTGCCCCAGATGAAGTAGATAAATATATTGCTAAGGTAAAGTCAAGAGCGACGAGACCTATAGAAAATACGAATACCAAAGCAGAGTATAATATTCTCAAAAAAGTTAATACGTTATCTACAAAGCAATACGCAGAAGATATAATTGGACTTGCAAGAAAGGCTGGAAGCAGTAAAAAGATAAGCAAATTCGGTGAACTTCTCACAGATGAGTATCTACCTTTCATGAAAAAAGTGAAGAGCACGGACGAAACAGGAGATATGATTAAAAAAGGTTATATGTCCATCGAACAGGCTATGGGTAAGATTGGAATAAAAAGACCAGATATAGTATTAGAAAGAGTTGGTATTCCTAAAGATGAATTAGGAAGAATATTTATGCCTAACTCTATAGCACACCAGATGGGTAATATGCTTCAATTATATGAACATCCTCTTGAAATAATGAAATCATTATCTCATTATACTTCAATATGGAAAAGATACGCTCTCGGTTCTCCTGGCACGGTATTTAGAAACTTTGTTGGTAATGTATTCTTCTTGCATACTCGTGGAATAAATATGTTTGACCAGCATAATATAGGACTTGGAAAAAGAGCAGCTAAAATAATGTTTGGTATGAAGAGCAAGAATCCTATACAGCTTGGGAACATTAAATATACAGATGAGCAGCTAAGACATCTTGCAGAAAAATATGGTTTGCTCGGAATAGGTCGGTCAATGGAAACTCGTCCATCACAAATTGAGATGATACAAAGAGGCGGAGGTTTTGGAGCGTACAAATCAGCGAGAGATGTATTTGCTGGAAGGAAAGGATATTTAGCAAAGGTTACTAAGGCTATGGGGGACGTTGAAGACCAAGGACATTTATGGGCATTTATGTGGGGTCTTGATAAAGGATACGCCCCAGAAGAAGCAGCCAGGATGGCTCTGGACACACTTTTTGACTATAATCATGGTATCACCCATACAGAGAGAGCTTTGTTCTCTAACGCGCTAATACCATTTTATTCGTTTACAAGGTTTAATTTACCGAGGCAAATATCTTTACTCGTTAAAAAACCTAAAACATTTAGTAGATTATATCAACTTAAAGCAGAACTTGAAGATAATTCGAGTGATAAAATTGAAGAAGAACTCATACCAGAATGGTTGAAGGGAAGATTCCCTATAAGGCTCGGTAATAAGAACGTAGTTGTTGGAGAAGGTTTCTTGCCGTCGGTTGACCTTGCTAAAATAATGCCTATTGGCAAAACAGCTTCTACATCTATTGAAATGGGCAATCCTCTTATAAAATCAATATACGAATTATTACAAAATAAATCGTTGTACAGGGATGTGCCGATAACCACACTTGGAGCAAGTAAATCTCCAATACCATTCTCTCCAGTAGGAACATATCCGAGAGCAATGAACTACCTGTTTGAATCGCTTCTGAGACCTGGAAAAGAACTTAATTATCTTGTAAGGAACTTCTCCAAAAATGATAAGTCGCTCAAAGCGAGGGGAGGTTATCCATTACCGTCAGCACCGATGAGATTTGCTAAAGTAGCATTTGGGTTCAGACCATATCATCTTGATAAAGACAAGCAGATTAAATCTGTAATTTACAAGATGTACAAAGAACGTTCAAGATTGAAACGAGAACTTGAGAAAGGAAAAGTTTTGACTGGTTGGGACAAGAGTAAAAACAAACAGATTATACTTGACAAGTTAGAAAACATAGATTATAATATTAAAAAACTCAGAGGAGATTTTTAATGAGAAGAAAATATTTTAGTATAGAACCGTTTATACGTTTATGGGTAGGTCTATTCAGCGGAAGGAAAAGTATAGATGGAATACATGAAGGTTCTCTAAGATTATATGTAGATGACCAGCCAGATATGATAAATAATCAAGACTCTGGAATGACATTACATTCTATAACAGATGATGAAACCCAAGCATTAAGGGTTACGTTTGTTAATGGAGCTTTTGCTTCTGATAATGTTCAGATGAACGGAGCGGCTATATTTTTTGGTGGGAATAACGAATTTAAGATGTGGTGTGATATAGATAACATAATGAAGATTGCTTATCTTAATGGAACCACATACGTCCCATTGGTTGGGTTTCCTAATTATGGAGTAGCTTGGCAACAGACAACATCTGGAATACCTCTTCACATGGGTAAATCTTCCGTATATCTCGGCTTATATAATAGATGGAAAATATCTGTTAATGAAGACTCCAACTCTCTTGAGTTCAATGTGAATACTGGAGCAGAGTATTTTAAGATGCACGAATATGAAAGTGGAAAAACTACAGACCCAGCAACAATAATTGGCAACGATGTAGCGTTAGGAAGTGGTGCTATATTTTTTGGCGCACAAAATAATTACAAATTATTTGTAAATGGAGACGGAAAAGGAGATTAAAATGAAAAAGATACTATTAGCAATACTAATGACAGCAATCGGATTTTGCACCCCTGAATATAAATTATATTCAGACATTAACATGAACGAAAACAAAATAATAAATGTAGCCGATGGGGAATCTGCTAATGATGCGGTGAACAAAGGGCAGTTAGATGATGCCGCATTAGTCTTAGCATCTACTAAGCTATCTAAATCCGGTGGCACGATGACGGGTGATATTGATATGGACGGACGCGCTATTCATAATATTAACTACATCGATAATCTCCTAAGAGTTGACAATCTCTACTCCATTGGGGTTATCGGCTCTATAAGTACCCTCAACAAAATAAATTCCAACGTGTCAATGGAGAATCATGTAATCAGCAATCTCGCCAACGGCGTATCTGCTAATGATGCTGTGAATAAAGGGCAGTTAGATAGCGCCGTATTAGTCTTAGCATCTACTAAGCTATCTAAATCCGGTGGCACGATGACGGACACGCTCAATATCGACCAGGGTACATTTGGTCGATTACGCCTCGAACGTGCAGACGTAAAAGGTTCTT